AACTATCGGTTTAACATCACGGAACTGAAAGGCAACATCCCAAAAAATGATCGAATTCGGAAACTGATTCCACTATTTGAGGCCGGAAGAATCTACATTCCGCGAATCCTATGGAAGAAAACCTATGATGGCCGATCCGTAGATCTTGTCCAATCATTCATCCAAGACGAGTATCGAGCGTTCCCTGTGTCCGTGCATGACGACATGCTCGATTGCCTGGCCCGCATTTGCGACCCGGACATGAGCATGGTGAAACCATCAACCAGCGGCAGCAATTCATGGAGCAAGCTGGCTAAGAGCTTACCCAAAAACGCAATGGCGGTGTGAAGATGAAAATGATCGGCAGGACATTGGGTTACTACGAGGGGAAACCAGCGCTTTTCTTGGGTCCGGTAGTTCGGGATAATCGCAAGCGATTCATTATCAAGATGGACGATGCCTGGAAGTACAGCGAGGATCACAACGATCATTTTGAATCATTCTTGGCCAACAGGGCACTGCAACTCTGCAGGCTGTTTGACATTCAGGTTCCGAAGGGCAAAAAGCAATTTGTCCAACTGATGTCGCACATCTCCAGCGTCATCATGGAGGGGATCGACGATCTGGTGAAGATGCTACCGCGTGACGAAGGAACTGTCGAGAAGATAGAGCCGATCTATGACGTGGAAGCGCCGAAAGCGATCAATATGGAAGACATGGAGCCGATTTTTCATTAAGGGATAAAGGCTATGCCGTTCGAAAACATACGCGCCAGTTCACAGCACGAACCCCGCGAGTTTCAGGCGCTCGATGAGCTCAAAGCTTTAGGGCTGCCGAAGCCGCCGAAGGGCGAACATCCGCTGGACAAGGAAGATGTGCGGAAACGATTTAACCGCGTGTACGATTGGTGGATGCAGGAACGGGTGAATCAAATGGAGCGGCGCACAGAGGCCATGCGGGATCATGAGATTTACGACGGTCCCGGTCAGTGGACCGACGAAGAACGGGCGATTCTGAGGGAGAGACTACAAGAAGCCCTGATATTTAATCAGGTCCAGCCTACGATTAAATGGGTCAGCGGCACGGAGAAAAAGATCCGCATTGACTGGCGAGTTATGCCCAGGGGCGAAGAGGACGCGCCTGGAGCGGAGAACAAAACTAAGCTGATGAAGTACATCTCAGACGTCAACAATGTAGGATTTCGCCGTTCCATGGCGTTTGCTGATGCGGTGATATCCGGTGTCGGCTGGCTGGATCATTGCGTTGTGGATGATTCGGTCGATGAAAAAATCCAAATCCGCTACGAGGACTGGCGAAATGTCTGGTACGATTCCCTGGCAGTGGAGCCTGATCTGTCCGATGCTCGGTATATATTCCGAGGGAAATGGGTCGATGAGGATTACGCCGTTACCTGGTTCCCGGACCGAGCGGACGTCATCCACGCCGTCGCGAATCAAGGTGTCGATAACCTTTTATCATCTATGGATGACCCCGCGTTCGATGAGTCTCTGAGCGGAGACGGCGGCGCCAACAACACAAACATGATCGGCAGCGGATTCTTCAGCGTTGCGGGAGAGGTATCGACAACGCGGCGCAATCGCGTCTTTCTGGTAGAGGCATGGTATCGGGTTCCTGCGCGGACGCAAGTACTGCGCGGTGGTCGGGATCTGGGTACGCTCAATGGCGTAAAGTTCGACGAGGCTAAGCATGGCGACCTCGTTCAAATGGGCATGGGTGTGCCTACTGATACCGTCCGCCTGGAAATGAGGCAGATGATTTTCTGCGGCAGTCACGTTTTGAGCGACGAGGCGGCTCCTTACCGGCACAATCGATTTCCTCTAGTGCCCATATGGGGATTCCGGCGGAAGAAAGATAATGCGCCGTATGGCATGGTGCGTAATCTGAGAGATCCCCAGCGAGACCTGAATAAGCGCAGGTCCAAGGCTCTTTATATCCTCAACAGCAACAAAACGATCGTTGAAGAGGATTCCTGGGTGGGCACGCTGAATGAGTTCTACGATTCCCGGCAGCGCCCAGACGGCATTACCGTCATGAAAAAGGACAAGATCAAGAGCATCAGCACCGAAAACGACCGGGACATAGCCCGCGAGCATATCGCCCTGATGGAGCAGGATGAGCGATATCTCCAAAACGCCTCCGGCGTCACGGATGAACTGATGGGCAGATCGACAAATGCCGTATCAGGTATTGCAATCAGCAATAGGCAAGAGCAAGGTCATGTCATCACGGCAGACCTGTTCGATAATTACCGGCTGGCGTTCAANNTNTCCGGCGAGATCACTCTCTCGCTCATTGAGCAATACAAGACCGATGANGAGCAGATTCGGATCATCGGTAAGGGCAACAAGCCTGAGTTCCTCANNATAAACNCCCCGAATCCCGAGACCGGCCGCATAGAGAACGATATTACGGAGACCCAGGCCGATTTTATTGTCTCCGAGCAGGATTATAGCGCGACGGTGCGCAAGGCCATGTTTGATACGTTAAGCGATATGATGACCAAGCTGGCCCCGGAAGTGTCGGTTCAACTCCTGGATCTAGTGTTCGACCTGTCCGATTTACCGGAGAAGGAAAAGTTTGTTGAGCGAATCAGGCAGATCAACGGGCAGACAGAACCGGATGCCGAGGCAGACCCGAACGCGCCTCCTGCACCCGACCCGGAAGCCGATGCGAGAGTTCAGGAATCCGAGTTGCAGAATCAGATCCTTCAAACCAGGCTTGCAGCGGAACAGGCAAAGGTAGCGAAGCTGGAGCAGGATGCCCAACTCGTTGCCGCGAAGATCAAGACTGAGTTGGTCAATCAGCAGGTGAGCGCCGCCGGCGTCGATTACGATCGGGAAAAACTCAGGATCGAACGAGCTCAGACCTTAAATGCGATTGAGTCCGCTGAACATGGACGGAAAATGATGGAAAAGGCACAGTCAAAGGGTGATGGTGTGAGTGGCGATAGCGAGGCTGTTAAAAGGAGCAAAGGCCTGCGAGGTCACACGGAGAGAGGGATTAAGAGCAATAACAAGGACAAGGGATGAGCGAAGACGTGAAGAAAATAGCCCGAATACTGATTCGCGGCTTAAAGATGATCGTCAGTTTGCTGGAGGACGCAATTAAGAAATAACACATACCATCGGTCTATCCCGCTTGAGAGCCGCATAGACCGATAAGCCGACCGCGCTTACTAAGCCCCGTTGGAGTTGACCAAAAATCAATTCTACGGGGCTTTTTTATTACCAAAAACCAAAGGAGGAAGGAGAACCGATCATGACAGAGTTTACAGATGAACAATTGGAAGGCCTCAGCGAAGAAGAAAGAGCGGCGCTGGAGGAACAGGACGGCGAAGCCGAGAACGATGATGGCGTCGATGATGGCGATAAAACCGAAGCCGAAGACGACAAAAGCGATGACGACAAGAGTGAGGAAGAAGAGGATGGCCGCCTGAAGGCCGAAGAGGACGCCAACAAGAAGGCGGTGGATGATGAGGCCGCAGCAAGGGCCGAAGCGGAACGCCTGGCCGCCGAAGACGCGGAGAGGAAAGCCAAGGAGGGCGCTGGCGCGGATGACGGCAACAAAGGCGGTCAGCCGCCCGTTCCACCGATGTTCAAGCTGGAAGCGGGTACTGAGGGTAAAACCCTCGAATCTATCAATAGTGAGCTGGCAGCTCTGGATGAGCAACTTGACGAAGGCGACATCACCGTCAAGGACTATAACACGAAGCGTGATGCCCTGAATAAAATCAAATTTCAGATAGAAATGTACGACGACATCAACAGGCAAGTCGCCGTCCAAACCGTTCAGAACATCTGGCAGGCGTCTCAGCGCGAGTTTTTTGCAGAGAATAAGGAGTACATCGAGAACCCGGTTCTCAATGCCGCTTATGTTCATGTTGTAAATGGATTGTTGGCCAGTGAGGAAGGCAAGAAGATGACCGATCGGCAGCTTCTTCTGAAGGCCAAGGAGACTGTTGACGAGAGCCTGGGACGGACTGCGCGTAAAGGCGAGGGCGACGACAGGGAGAAGGCAAAGCGGGCAGCCTTGGCAGCGGCCAAGAAAGCCGAAGCTGAGAAGGGGAAGGGCAGCGTTTCGCTCGGCAATATGCCTCTAGCCGAGTCTCAGGAGATGGGAGACCGGTTCGATACACTCGATAAGCTCACCGGTGAAGAGTTCGAAAATGCCGTTGCGGCGTTAAGCGAAAGCGACCGCCAGGCATATGGGCGGAGAGTTTGATATTCGGCGCAATGATGCGCCGGTCCCGCGTTCCGGTTCAAACACAGCCGGCCTGTACCGCAGGAAGTGATGAGGGAAAAGGGAACCATAAAGACTTTTTAACATCACAAATCAAGGAGGTTTCACCATGGGACAGACCATTATCGGGGTAAATGACCCCAAGGCTGTGAAAATGTATTCGGCGTTTTTGGCCGTGGACGTGGCGCGGGACAGTTATTTCTCCCGTAAATTTATGGGCGGACCGGACAGCACTATGCCGATCCATCTTTTAAAAGAGCTGGAAAAGGATGCAGGCGATACGATCAGCTTCGATCTTTCCATGCAATTACGAATGCAACCGATTGAAGGAGATACTCCCCTGGAGGGCAAAGAGGAAGATATGAAATTCTACACAGATTCCGTCGCGATCGATCAGATGCGAGGCGGAGTCAATACGGGCGGTCGAATGTCACGCAAGCGGACAGTACACGCTCTGCGCGAAGTAGCGCGGAAGCGGCAGGGTGAATGGTGGGCGAGAGTATTCGACGAGCTCTTTTTCATGTATCTGTCCGGCGCCCGCGGCATCAATGAAGACTACATTTTCCCGACAAGCTACACCGGCTTTTCAGGCAATGCGTTGGCGGCTCCGGATGCTCACCATATCATTTACACCGATACGGCGGGGTCTAAGGGGGCAATGGTAGCGGGCGATGTCATGCAGTTGAAGTATATCGACATGGCGGTTGCCGCTGCGTCCATGATGGGCGGCGGGGTCCAGGGCATCCCCAAGATCCAGCCGATCCTCATTGGCGGAGAAAAGCATTTCGTGCTGGTGATGAATCCGTGGCAGGTGCATGACCTCAGAACTGCGACCGGGACGGGGACGTGGCTCGATATCCAGAAAGCCGCGGCGGCTGCTGAGGGACGCAAAAACCCGATCTTCCAGGGCGGTTTAGGCATGTACAACAACGTCGTTTTGCATGAGCACCAGGCTGTAATCCGATTTAACGATTATGGCAGCGGTGCCGTTTTGGCTGCTCGCGGGCTGTTCATGGGCGCACAGGCCGCGGTTCTGGCTTTTGGCACTGCGGGAACCGGGTTGCGTTTTGGATGGCACGAGGAAACGCGAGACAACGGAAACCAGGTTGTAGTCAGCACTCATACCATCTTTGGGCTGACGAAGGTCACGTTCAACAGCCTCGATTTCGGCGTCATGGCAATCGACTCAGCGGCCAAACAGCCTGGAACGTAATCCAAACCGATCAACAGGCGGGGGCTTGCATGAGTTCCCGCCTTAACTCGTTACACTACTGGAAGGAGAAAATATCATGGCTATACTCAAATCTGACAATGTGGCCGGGCAACGACCGGCTGTTTACCCTGTTGAGCAGGGTAAAGTATACGTCAGCGACGGCACCTACGAAATCACCGATACCGAAAACGTGGATGAGGCGGTTGTAGCTCTGTGCATTCTACCGCCGGGCGGCATCCCGTTGGATTTCACGCTGATTGTTGATGATCTCGATAGCGGGTCGCCCGCAATAGTATTTAACGGCGGCGGTATTGACGAGGCCGCTACCCCCCCGGAGGTCGATGAAGTTATGATTTCCGGATCGACAGCCGCACAAGCCGGCGGTATAGCGCGGTCAACCCTATTCCCGATGGTGGCGCCGGTCGAAACGGAGAAATTATTCGGTTTGCACATTAAAACAGCAGCCGGGACAGCGGCGGGAGGAACAATTCGCGGCATCCTGACGTATCGGGCGGCCGTATATGGCGTGTAACCAGCGCCCCAACTGACAGGAGGATAATATATGTATACAGAATCTATTGAAATAATGGGAGGCAGGCCGGCTGTATCTCCTGCGGCTGCGGGAGAGGTTATTGTTGCCGACGGAACTCTGGAGGTTACTGCCGGTCAAATTGCGGTTAACGATCTGGTTGGGCTGGTGATTCTGCCCGCGTTTTGCGTTCCGCTCGATTTTATACTGATCGAGGACGATCTTGATACGGGGGCGGCGCTCGTCCAGGATGTAGGTGTGTTAAACGCCGACAAAAACGGCCTTGTGTCGGCCACTAATTTCATTACGGGGACAACCATTGGACGGGCAGGCGGGAGTCTTCGGGCAACTGCGCTTCCCGATGCGCTGATCGCCCCGTCTGCAACCGATCGTATTATCGCGGTGAAGACAACCACGGGCGGTGTTTTGCCGGTAAAAGCAACCTGTAAAGTCACATCGGACGAAAATCCTGTTACACCTACGAAGGTTGTAGTGGTCAATGGGAAGACGTACACCTTTGTGGCATCCTCGCCGACGTCCGAGGGCGACGTTCTCGCCGGAGCCAATGCGGCGGCGTCCCTGGCCAATTTGGCGGCGGCGATTTTGCGCGAGGATCCGGATACCGATGATGGAGTCCTGTATAAGGTGGCTGCCGCACACGCGACGGTCGGGGTCAAATCGGTAACATCAACGGTTCTGACGCTCGAAGCGCTTGCGGCAGGATCGGCCGGCAATGCCTATACCTGCACAACCGATGACAGTTCGCTAACGGTAGATGTGGCCGAGTTCGACGGAGGGGTGACGGCTGTGCCCCTTCAGGGTGGAACCATACGCGGGATTCTCAGCTATCGCGCCGAAGAATACGACGCTTAATCTTTTATGGTCGGGCGGGGCGTGCCTCCTCCGAAGGCAGCCCTGCCTTGACCGCCAACCCAGGAGGAGGAGTAGAAAATGATAATCGAATGCGTAGTACCGAGAGAGGGCAACGAGCACCTCGTCAAGATCGAAAATTACCGACACAAGTTCAAACGCAATGAACACGGTGCAATGGTTTGCCTGATCCACAACGAGGAACATCTCAAGTGGATGCTCTCCAGCAGCAGCTATCGGGAGTATGTGCCGCCGAAAGAAGAAGATGCCGGTGTACGCTGCTCTAATGAAGCGGAGAAGGCAGTTTCAGAGGTCGCTGAAACGAATGGTGCGATGTCAGAGACGGCAGGAACCGAACCTGAAACGAATGGGACACTGGCTGAAACGGAAGTGAAGAAGGGCAAACCCGGAAAGAGGAAAGCGGCATGAATGTTGATGGAGTGATCACCGAGGCCAGAAGCATCACCCGATCGGAATCCTATGGTGACGCCTGGATGGTTGATCGTTTAAATATGGGCATTAAAGAGATAGCGGCCATATTCGCGATCCCGGGCCTATCCGCAAGCGCAACAGTCACGGCCTCGATAACCGCGGATAACGTGGCTATGCCCGCCGATTATCATCACAGCCTCTATTTGGCAACGTCGGAGACATACCCGAACGGTCTAATCCTCAGACCAAACCTCAAGGACCTGATAGCTACTCATTACCCTGATGCAGCCGGTCCGGTGGAGAAGGTGGCCGTCGAATTTCAGACGCTCTATTACAAGCCGATACCCGAAGAAGCTGAGATCATTACCCTCTATTATTACAAGAACCCGGATGAAATCACTCTGGTCAGCGATCTTCCCTCGTGGATTCCTTCTCACCTGCAAAAGCCCCTGATGGTCAATTATCTGGTCAAGGAGCTGTTTTCTCAGATCGAGGAAGGGATTGACGGACAGACGCCCAACACGACGAAGTACATGAATTTCTATGGGCAGGCGCTCATGATGATGGAGGCTTTCTATCCCAAGGCATCGAAACCTTATTACAAAGTTACCAGTACGCCGGTGTGGTACTAATGGCCAGAAGAGACCCGCATATTTATTTAAACCGCTTTGCCGGGATGAACAATGTCAAGGCATCCGAGGGGTTTTATCTCGATGCTAAGAACGGCATTGTCGAGCCTCGGATCATCCTGAACGCCGATGTGGATCAGCAAGGGCGTCTGATTATGCGAGCGGGCAATAAGCTCAGGATATCTCTACCTGGCGCTCACAGTCTATGGGCGTGTAAATCCTGCATGCTCTGTGTCGCCGACTGTCGTCTCTATCGGAATGTCCAGGGTGTTGCGGTTGACGTCGGCGCGGTCGATGGTCCTGTTTCTCCCGTGAGTTACCTCGAAGTGGAAGGAAAGGTCTACGCCTCGAATCCTTTCTGGAAGGGGATATTTGATCCTGAGAACAATACGATTTCCTCATGGGGCGTGACGCCTCCGCCTGGGCCGATGATGCTCTCGACGAGCGGCGGGCTTCCGGCGGGGACCTATGGAGTCTGTTACACCAATCATGAGGGCGATGAGATGTCCGGCAACGGGCCGATCGCCATGATCACCCTATCGGATATCGGCGGGATTCAACTGCTCAACCGTCCGGCCGGCGCAACGGTCTGGATCACGGATGCCAACGAGAGCATCTTCAGCAGAGTCGGCGCCGTCGATGCGATTGTTGATTTGCCTTATGTGGAACCCTTGCCGTCTTTTCTGTGCAGTCCTCCCCCTTTCATGGAGAATCTTTGCTACGCCTTTGGCCGGATATGGGGATCGTGTAAAAACTCCATCTATTACAGCGAGCCGTTCAGGTTCGGTTGGTTTAAATTAACATCAAACCGTTTCGATTATGAAGATGACGTAACCATGATTGCCTCGGTCGATACGGGTCTCTTTATCGGTCTTAAGCATATGACACACTTTCTGGCCGGAACGGAGCCGGGCAAGATGGTTCAGCAAGACGTTGGCGCCGGAGCGGTCAAGGGTACGCTCATCTATTGCGACAATATGCCGTACCTGGCCGATATCATGGGGACCGACCAGAAGGTCATCAGCGACGTTCCGGTCTGGAGGGCTGAGGACGGTATCGTTGCCGGAAACGTCGTCGGTCGAGTGTTCAACCTGACGAAGAACAAATTAAGGATGGGCGCCCCGGAGCATGGGGCCTCTTTATATCGCGATCTGAATGGAACAATCCAGATATTGACAAGTTCTTCTCANGGGTCCGGATTATCTGATCCGGAAACAATAGCTGTTTTGCGAGCGGGCAAGGTGCCGCAATCGGAAATGTCGCTGAANACTCAAGGCAGTTATGCCGGGTTCTCAGACGTTGCGATTTGCGGCTGGGTTAAGAGGGTGGAAAGTGCGGGGCAATTTACGGACAGCGTGGATGTTGTTCAGACACGCGGGGGAGAATCAATCTAAGGGTTATTAACAATCAGGGTTTCCCTCGAAGGGTGGCCACCCGGAGAGAGAGGCAAAGCAGGACAAAGGGGCATGTCGGTGCCGACACATCGATGTGCCCCTTTTCTTTGCCCTGAATGAAAACGAAAGGGAGGAATGAGCAATGATAGAAATCATCAAAAGTCTTGCGGGTCTGAATTTACAGAGGTTTAGAGACATTGCCGATCTGCGTTATGCAGCCAGGCACAGGCAGGAGTCCGGGATCAAACTCACTGGTAACGTTCACCTGAAGCACACCGAGGGGCGGCCTCGTCCTTCTTGAAGGCTGGGAGCCGAATCCTAACACCTTCACTACGGAAGGCATGGCATATCTGCTGAATATCATCTTCGGGACGACATCCAAGACCGGGTCTGCCATCTGGTACGTCGGCATATTTAAGGGCGATGTCACTCCTGCGGTGGGAGATACCGCTGCGGCAAAACTGGGGGCGGCGGGAACATACCAGGAATGTCAGGACGCGGATTATGACGATCCCTTAACAAATAAGCCATCCTATACCATTGCGGCGACCTCCACAGCGGTATGCACGAATGCGGCGGCAAAGGCAAATTTTGTCATGAACGCCGGCATTACCGTTTACGGCGCATTCCTGGGCGATGCCGCAGCCAAGACGGGAACAGGGGGCAAACTCATGTGCGCGAAACGGTTTGCATCGTCCCGTGCGGTGATTGCTGACGATGAGCTGGCTGTGACCTATCAGATCACATGCACTACAAGCTAGGCAGATCGAAAGCTCTAGAAGGATGAGTGCTCACAAATAATCAAAACCCGGGAGGCGCAGGTCCAATGGAAAAGGGATTCGAAGTAAATCAGAAGTGTGAAGCTCAGAAGGAAAGCATGGTTACGTTGAAATGGGGAGTGTTGATTGCCTTCGTTATAGGGTTTTTTGGATGGATAACCATCGCATCGTTTTCCCATGAGAACCGCATCACGAAGATGGAAACGAAGCTTGAAATCCACTTACCGCAGATCACAGCATCCCTTGACGAGCTCAAGGGCGTCACAAGGGAAATAAGAGATAACCAGTTGCGCCTCCAAAAGAGGGAGAAGTGAGAAACATGGATATTAGTGAACTACGCTTGATTTACAGGTACGCGAAGGTCGCGCACATTAAAGCGATGCTCGATCCTTTAAATGCAACGATGTTGAGATACAAGATCGGCACTCCATTGAGGCAGGCGCATTTTCTGGCGCAGATCGGACACGAAAGCGGTGAGCTGCGCTATCGCGAGGAATTGGCATCGGGCGCGGCGTATGAAGGGCGTAGGGACCTGGGCAATACAGAACCGGGCGACGGGAAGAAGTTTAAAGGGCGCGGGTTGATACAGTTGACAGGACGGGCGAATTACGCGGCCTACGGAACCTTTTGCGGTGTGTATCTGCTGGATGATCCTGGTCGCCTGGCGCTGGATGATTATCTGTGCGCCGACGTGGCCGGCTGGTACTGGCAACGGAAAAGCTTGAATGAGTTGGCCGATAAAGACGATATCCGTCTGATTACGCGCCGGATCAACGGCGGCCTGAACGGACTGGACGACCGCAAGCGTCTCTTGGCGCTCGCGAAACAGGTGTTGAATGTTAGTGAGGGTTAGCGATGAAAATCTCCTATTTCACCATTGCGGGATTCACCCTTGCTCGATGCGGACATCCCGTATTTGTCCGAAGGGTGAAGGATTGGGTCGGGCTGTTGAAAAAGAGCGTAGAAGGGACAAACCAGGATGCGCTCAACAAGAAATTCCCACGGTACGCCATGACGCTCTACGGCATGTTGCACGGCAATCAGCGGGCCCTATGCTCCTACACAGACGCATTAATCGATATGGGGTTCGATCCGCGAGCGGACACACACGACGCGGTTGATAAAATGCGGATACTGGAAGCTGTTGATGATTTTGCCGAAGGAATGGACGCGGAATGATTGAACTACGACCTGGTGATTATTTTTGTGTTTACACCGACACATGGCTGGCAAAGCTGATCATGGCGGCTCAGAGGGTTAAAGCGCTTGACGATCATGTGGCGTACAACCATGCCGGCATTATCGTATCCGGAGACGGGCGCACATACGAGGCGCTTATGAAGATAGAGCATGCCCACATCAAAGATTATGAAGGCTGCGAGATCCTCATTGCCAGGCATCGTGCTATGACGCCCGAGTTGTTTGATATGGGTTATGGACAGGTGCTGAAATGGAATAGAACCATTTACCCCTGGTGGCGGCTGTTGCTTCACCTTACAGGTCTTGCCGTCATCCTGCACATCGCTAAAATCCCCGTCTGCTCGGAGTTGGCCGTAGAGCATCTGCATCATTGCGGCCTGATAGGTCACGACGGCTACGGCTGGAATCCGGACCATTTTGCAGACATGCTGGTCAATTACAAAGATTTCGAGATTATTTACGAGGACAAATTCAGGTACGCGGAGGTCGGCAGACTCCCGTGACTGTAAAAGAGTTGCAGATATTATGTCGCGCATTGAAGGCGGAGAGTCGAATCAGTCAAGACCATCCGAGGCTGTTGATTGTAACGCTGAAGAGCAGAAAATTATTAAATATGTTTTTGAAGTACGTTGAAGATCAGGTTTTGGACGAAGGCGTAAGACGCGACCGGCATGGCCATTACGACGTATATCTCCTGGGAGATGCATAACTGTCGCATAAACGAAGGGAGCGGGACATGAAAAAAATAATATCCTTTTTGATATTGGCGCTGTTTTGGGGATTCATCATTCCATCCGGCGTACAGGCTGCCTCTGACGTTGAACTATCCTGGTCGCCCAGCGCGGACCACGACAAGCTTGGCGAAACAGGCGGATACCTGGTCTATTATGGCACGGAACTGCAACAGGACAATTCGCCCAAGTTCGTTCATCGGGAGTTTGCAGCGAAGGAAACACGACACGCGCTGAAGGACATCCCGGACGGAACCTACTATTTCACGGTAACAGCAGTCAAGGCCACTGCAAGCGGCGGCCTGGAAAGCTGCTACAGTGATTGGGTAACGCTGACGCTTGATACCGTCGCGCCCGCACCGCCGACCGGCGTTGTGATTAAGATCGTAGTCATTGGACAATAAGGGAACCGGATATGCCCCGCATGAATTATCCCACCGTCGGAGACATGCAGGAGTATGAATTTCTCCGAGGAATCATTGTTTCAATCGATGCGGCAACCGACACCTGCACTGTGGATGTGTGCTCTGTCGGTGTTGTAACCGCCCTGCTGTTTTATCATTGCGAGCCGGATTCGCCGTTGCGCGACAACGGAGCGATAGAAGGGGCGGCGGCGGGATTTGCCGAGGAGGATGAGGTTATCGTCCAGGTGAAGCATGACAAAAGCGAGGCGCGAGTGATCGCCCATATAGATGGGGTAAGGCCATGCGGGTGGAAATTTATTCTCACGTTGGGTAACGGCGAACATGTAGACGACAGTTATGTCATCTATTTTAATGTTCAGGATTCACTATCTAATTACGTCCAGATCGAATATTCGTATATTCCCAATGAAAAAGAGCCTCCCAAGGGGTATTGGTCTATAACATTTAAGGATAAGGACGCGCCAAAGGACCCCAACGGCTACTGGGTAAGTTATGTCATAGCCCCTGTAGTGACCGAAAGCTACGAGATAACCACGCCGACAACTCAATATCCCTATCGATATTTAGATGCAGACCGCAGGAAACCAGAGGACCTGATTCAACCACGAGGCACATATGAGGATACAATACCCTATGCCAAAATCGTTCAATCAACGGACCCCGTGCCGGAGGAGATCGGATCTCTATCCGATATATATCCGGCTATGGAGCAGGATTTTGCATGGACGGATTACGGCCTGGTCAGCGATTTAAGGCGTTTTATATTTAAAAACGATCCGTCAGGCGGCATAGGTGTAAAACTTAAACTGACCGTTTATGCGTCCGTGCCAATTAAGCTAACGTATTTCAATGTTATCAGAACAGACCCCGAATGGAACGTTTCGGTTAAACATAACATCCCGGATGGGTGGTTTCCTGCCGTCATCGATTCCATTACACCTAGCGGATCATGTCATTATGATTTCAGCGACGGATATTCTGTAGTACACGACGCATATGCGCATACCAGAGCCGTGAGGATGCAAGCCCCGCCCTCGCATGTGTTCGATTTGATCCCGCCAAATCTTGAAGGTTCCGAAGTCTATATAAAAATGTCGGCGCAGATCGGCGACTGCACCTATTATGGTATTGCAGGCCGCTTCCCAGAGTACCCAGAACTCCCGGAATATGTCGAGAGTTGGACCGCAACACCGCTCGCGGTTTATTGGGTAAAATCAAGAAGCTTCAATACGATATCTTACACGTATGAGTTTTTGCAGGATTGAAAAGGGGATCATTAAGTGGCGAACAATTTTGCAGCAGATCCTGGTTGTGTAGCGTTATGGCGCTTTGAATCCGGCGCTCTGACCGCGGACAGCATCGGCGGGAACACCCTGACAAATAACGGGGTGTCGGAAGCTACCGGCGCCGGAAATTTCAAGGAAGGTTCCTGCGCAGGAGACTTTGAGGATAGCCAAGACGATTACATGACCATAGCCGACGCGAGTCTTGATGCCGGATTCCCGCTGAAAAGCGGCGATATGGTGAAAAAAACATCCGTGGCGTTTTGGTGCAAGTTCGAGAGAGTAACAACGACCAACATGTATATCTTCTCTAAATATAATATCACTGAAAATAAACGATCTTTCGCTCTGTCATTAGGTATATCAGATCCCAACGTATTGCATGTTTATTATGGTTATAACAATGGCGCAAACTACGAAACTATGCCCCTGCATTATCCTCAAGCAGGCAGGTGGTATCATATAGGAATTGCATGTGACGGAGTAAATAAAACATGTACAGCAAGAGTATGGGACGACACTGCCGGTGAAGCGACTACCTATACAAAAAATTGGACGAATGAGCAGTCGGTTGCAGATGTAGTTTTTGCTTTAGGCGCTCGTAGGGATCTTACCTCATCTTATGAATATGACGGTATCCTGGATGAGTTTGCCGTCTTTAATCGTATCCTGAGCGTTGGCGAATTCGATCAGATACGCACGGGCACCTTTCACAGCTACGAAGAATCCATCCTCGAATCGCTTGATCTCTCTGATGTACTCCGTTATTTCGCCGAATCCGTTGAAGAGTCCCTGATACTGACTGACCGAATCCCGCAATATGAGGGCGTTGTCGAAGATACTATCCATTTAGAAGAGTCATTTCACTCCAATTGGTCTGAGGCAGTAAATGACGATGTGGACCTGGCAGATGCCGACACGCTTGGTCTTCATTATTATGGAGAGATTGCGGAAGAAGCGGAATTTTCAGATTCCGATTCTTATGCCTATATCGCCAATGTGTCGTTGACCGACACGGTTTTTATCTATGACAATGCCTTGCCTGGCTGGGCGAAGACTGTCTTAGAAGGCGTTAACCTGGCGGATGCTCCATTGCCTGTCTTGGGAATCCGTGTTTCTGACTGGCTGACACTGAGAGACAGTCAATCGAACAATTGGGACGGAACGGAAATAGTGCCGACGGAACGGTTGAACCTCTATGATCTTCCGTATGGCGCACGGGTAATTAACAGATCCATTGCGGAATCCGTCCAGCTTGCCGATAATATCACCCTTCAATGGATTGTCGGAGTCCTGGATTATATGAGATTCAGCGACCTCGCGACCGTAGTCGGATTGTTCAACCACAGCGCGGCGGACACACTGCGCTTGACCGATGAGGCAAGAAGGGCATTCGATAAGCTGATTGCGGACGTCCTCGCGCTGGTCGATACGGCAGCCGTCCTTATATCCTTCATGCCGTCCTTGGCCGAATCCTTGGGGCTCGCAGATGCGTCCTCCTGTGTGAGCGCCATCGGAAAAGTCGTTTCTGATGCTCTCGTTATGACCGACCAGACAACAAGCGGCCTGAGCGCTTATTGCCTTGTTCAGGATGCAATCGCCCTGAATGTCATTATCGATATCGATGG